GATGGTTGACTTACCAGCACCATTGGATCCAATGATGAGATTGGTTTTGTTTTTGAGTAGGTCTATCTCAGAGAAGGTGTTTCCTGTAGAGAGAAAATTCTTCCATCGAACCTTTTCAAATATAATCATAAAATGCGTGGAGGGATTATTAAATCATCCTTTTCATAAACTACAAATTGGGTTTGTTGGTGTGTGCAAGCAGCCATTATAGCATCTGCGTCAACATCCATCACATCAAGCTCTGGTAAATCAAGTTCATTTAACTCGTCAACCAGAAATGCATACCTTTCGGCATCTTCTTCCTCTGTAAACATAGGAACAACCTGATCATCATCTGGTCCCATGACCGAGAAGATCTTCTCTGGTTTACCTGTTAGACAAAGGATGAACATTCATACTACCTCGCATGACTCTATGTATAAGGTTTGCATAAGTCTCTTTAGGTCGGTTTTATCTACAGCGATATCAACGTCATCAATATATTCATTAAGTAAAGTTAAGGTATCCTTTACCTCAATGTCTGAATCAGAATCATCTGTATCAACTAGTGTTTCAACAGTTTTTACATCATGGACACCAACATGATATAGATTGTCGAGAAGGGTTTCATACTGTGCGTAATCTCTCTTCTCTTCTACAATGATTTTTACAAAGGTGTCCTTGTGCTCATTGTAATCAAAATTGTTATAGGATTTCTCAACATCATTATAGTATATCTTGGTGAAAATTTCAAATGGATTCTTTTTCCACGTCAACCTATCAGTCTCTGTATCATATATGTGGAACCCTCTAGGATCCTTATAATCATTCCAGAACATCTGATAAGGGTTACCAAGATATTGTACATTACCTTTCTTTGATCTGTGATGGAAGTGTCCTGACCACACACGATCAAATCTCTTAAAGTCTTTAATAGCACGACCACCTTGGAAGTGCATACCAGGTGTTACTTCAAATCCATCTATCTCTAAATGTCCACAGCATATATCAGCATTACTTTTCTGAATCATCTCCTCAGATACTTCCTGATTAGCACCATTGATCCAAGGTAACAATAAAAAGTTCTTGCTACCAAATGAAAGCTCATATGGTTCACTATAGATCTTAATATTATCGTACTGTTCTAACAATAACTCAGGGGAATTAATATGACTACTGTTCTTATAGTATGTCGTATGATTCCCTAGAATCATGTGTACATCATATGCTTTAAGTCTGTCGAAATAGTCAGTCTTAATCCTTGCAAGAGTATTATAATCCAGAGACTTTCTATTATCAAATGTGTCGCCAAGATCAAGGACTGTAGTGATACCCTCTCTTTCAAGAGTAGGGAAAAAGATTTCATCATAAAATTTCTTAAAGAATGCCCAGAATGCAGCAGATCCTTTACGACCATCTAGGTGCTGGTCTGTAATAATTGCTATCTTCATTTCTTGGTTGTGTTGCTACGTGTTCTGTTTATTATACTAATGAACTTATCACCAGCAAAGTGTCCACCTAAGCAGACATCTATCTCATCACCATCCTTCCAATTAACATCACCATTCATTTTGGTGTGTTGCATTAGGACTGCAATTTTATCTATAACGTCTTGTGTTAATCGCATATGCTGCTTGTGTGTTGGGATATAATTCTCTAATTTTTCTAACTACTGCTAGTTGTATTTCAAGTATCATATGGTTTTATAATAATACGATTGTTTTTATAGTCTGTTATGAACTCTAGTGGTACGTCATGATCCCACATAAGCTCTTCATACATTGCATTGAGACGATCCATGTCCTCCCATAAGTCATTTAGATGTCGAGGTAAATGATCTTCATCCATTTTTTTTGATCCTCATAGGTACTTGGATTGTCCATGCTGGTGATACTAGATCAACCATTTCAAACTCTTTCTTTGCCTTCTCTCTTTCCTTTGCTGCCTTCTCTATATTTTGAAGTTCTTTTTCACGTCCTGGTTCAGGTTGTATTGATCCATAATGAGGATCCCAGATCTCTGGGTGCTCATGGTTCTCAAAGAATTCTAGTATAGCCTGATCGATCATACCATACATTGTGTCCCACGTCAACGTCCTTCTCAAAGTTTCTGCTAGGTACTCATTTTGATTGACGGACATGTCTTGTTTGAGGTGTTCTCCTCTTGCCCATACCAATTCGTTAAGGTCAATGGTTATCTGTACACGATTGTGTACACCTGTATTAGTATCGTAAGCTTCCATTAGTCTTCGAGGTCAGGCAGTTTATCTTCAACCCAATGATCTGAGTTGTCTATACCTGCTGCCTTTACATACCTCATAATATGCTCATCAATTTGATGGTAGATTGGATGGAGATCCAAGTCCATATTAATGTCGTGTGCTATCTGTGTGATCTGTGCCTCTGTGAAACAGTGGTCAGGATGTAAGAGATCACAGCATGGAATACGTTTCTCTATTAGTTCGTTGAGATTAATACGAATCTCATAGTCTCTGTATACAGGGCTCATCGGTTCATTTTAATTTCTATGTTTTCTTTAATGCTGTTCATATCAGACTTGGACTTGTTTAGACCAAGTGTACCAGTATCATCTACATGCATCACTGTAGCAGAATCAGAATGATCTAGAATCTTCTGTTTGATCTCTAGTTGCTTCTTCTCCTTCTGTATGCGTCTCAGAAATGCATAGTATATGATCTGAGTAAAGTAAGCAAATGGATTAGAAGACTTCTCTGGATCAAAATTATCTATGTACTGGAGACAATTCTCTATACCATCACATATCATGTCTTCCCTAAATGGGTAGTTCACGAAGTTTGGTTTATAGGATAGGTGGGTAGCAATCTTAAGGAAGCACTCACCTATGTAATTAGGTACTCGTGGTTTTTCCTTCTCATGCTCTCTTGCATAGATGACCCTTTCCCTATAAACGGTCATTGCTTCTAGGAGTTCTTTGTTGTTTACATAGTACTCAGTTTTTGCTCGCTTGGCCATATAATTCCTTTGCCTATAAGAAGTATAGCATACTCTGTTGCATTACGCAATGTTTAAGTTTCGTAACAAAACCGCCTGACCCCTTGACTTACCCCCACGATTACCAGTACAATCAACATTGTCCGAGGTTGAAACTCATAAAAGACTCTTTAACTGGTTTTAAAGATCTTCTCCAACATGATTCTAGTTTGTTTAACTGATCCTATGTAACCAGGTAGAACCTTAGCTGGATTACCTTCCTTACCTTGATTCTGGAAACTAGCTAGACTTTTTGCTTTTTTATTTTCTGATAGACATCTTAAATAAAATGCTTCTACCTTCTTATCACACTCAGTCATAGTAATTACCTGAGTTTTAGGTATAAAGAATATATCATCAAATGTAGAATGCATCCATTCAATAAGATGGAAACCTTGTACTTTTAATTTCTTCTTTTGATGACTAACATGTTCTACCTTCATGGGATCATGAAGAATTAACATCTCATCATCAGGCACATAGGATACCTTAGATATTATTTCCTCTCCTGAAGAGAGCTTTATGGTGGCGAAAAATTCTTCTTCCATTATCGTAGGTTTATTTTTATTGTTTCATGCTTAAAGTTCTCTTCTAGATATATGTTTACTCTTTCATTCAAATGTTTAAGAGTATAGTTCTGACCACCTATATCATCACCAATATCATATAGTGTTGCTATGGTTTTTCCTTCTCCCTTCCTAAGTACTCGACCAATGGATTGTAAATTTCTAATACGTGATTTACTGGGAGATGCGAAGATGATATTATGAAGCCGCTTAATATTAATCCCAGTACTAAAAGTGCCGTATGACGCAATGATAACCGCATTATCTTCTTCCTCAGTAAGTTTTCTAACCTCCTCTCTATCCTGAACATCAGTACCACCGTGAACGAAGAATACCTTACGTTCAGAATCTATAGAATTATTTATCAATTCATACAACGGTTCGCCATGTTTTTCGATATAATTAAAGAGGACAAGGGTGTTACCATCTATATCTTTAACTAGATTCTTGATGAGATTATTCCTACCCCTATGGGTAACCAGATATTCCATCTCATCTTGGTATGTGTCGAAATGCTGTGGGTTGTGTTTACAAAGCAGTACTTTTATCCTAAACTTAGAGAGATAACCAGACTTGATCAGATCATCTGTCTTGGTAACTTGTTCACAAGAACCAAAGAGACCCTCTAAGACCCACTTATGAGTTTGTGTACCGTTTAAGGTTCCAGTAAACCCAAATCTATATTTGGCGTTGTGTAACTTGGTCATGATCCCAGTAAGGGATTTACTCTTAAACAAATGTGCCTCGTCTCCTATCACACAATCAAAGTCATCAAAGTATCTCTTCGGAAACTTATAGATCGACTGCCATGTTGATATAATAATGTTCTTATCAGTTACCTTGTCCTTACCACCATATATTTTATGAATATGAGAATCAGCATCCCAACCGTAATCAACAAAGTCGCTGACCATCTGCTCAACAAGGGAAGTAGTTGGGACGATTATAAGTATCTTCTTGGAGGTAGCGGTGTAGTATCTGACGAGGGAGTAGATCATAAGAGACTTCCCAGACCCCGTAGGAGATAAGAAGAGCTTCCTGTTGTTTCTTATTGCATCATAGACTGCTTTGTATTGATATGGTCTAGGCATTACCTTGGATATCTTATCCATGAATATCTTAACAGCAGGTGGAGAGACAAATGTATTGACTTCCTTTACAGAACCATACCTATCATTAAAATCTTGAAAGATATTATAGTTGTGTTCACTAGCCCATAGACTTAAATGGTCATAGAGACCACCATACAACTCACCTGTTGCAGGTGAATACAGACGTATCATCCCATCCCAGTACTTGTACTTGGGATTTCTTTTTAGGAATTTTGCTTCAGGTACTTCAAAAGAAAAATAATCTGCTAATTCATGGTGAACGTGTGCATCACCTTGAATTTTAATGTATACTTCATTCTTCTTCTTAACAACTATATCAGTCATTAGTCAGTACCATTGATAAATTTTTCCCATTCAATTGCTGACTTGATCTGGAAACCTCTATTAGAAACTTGTCTCATAACAGAGTCAAGAAAATAAAGCATCTGCTCAATATACTTTACCTTAGCTTCGACATTGATAACATCACTGTCTGCCTCGATATAAGTTTTCATTTTATCTTGAGTAGATATCCTACCGCCAAAAGGTTTCTCAGCATATACTTTAGCATCTGCCTCGCCACCGTAGTATTCTTTTTTCTCCTTGACTATCCTACGAACCTCAAACTCTAAAGACGTTTTGATCTGTTGTAAGTCAATGTAATGGTTTAAATATTTATTGTGCTGAAAAGGGATCTCTAATGCTAACTTCCCTAAGTCAGTACTGTAAGCTTTATCTTTAAATTGGAAGTCTACTTCACTATCGACTTCCCATTCAGATCTAATTGTATCAAAGCGATTACGAAGAGTTTCAAAGTTCATTTAATGATGGGTCTGTTATAGTATAGAAATGATACTTAAAAGTAACATCTGCAGTCAAGTATTCCTGTTGGTCTAATGATGCATCAAAGTCCACTCCTGTAAGAGAGACTGGAAATAGTCCTGTGAAATTAACAATAAAGTTTGTATTGAAATTTGAAGTTGTAACTAGTAACTGACCTCTACTGTACTCTGGATCATCTGGAACTGCTTCACTAGATCCAGCATTACCATTACCACGAATCCATTTATGGATTGAGTTGTAGTTAACTAAAGACTCATCTATAATGAACCTTACTTGAAGGTCTCCAAAGCTAACTCCACCACCAGGTATGATAGGTAGTTCACGGAACCTTGAGGGTACTTCAGTAACAGGCATTTGAATATCTGGTATATTCGCTGCCTGACAAAAGAAATCCACCCCTTTAAAAAGTTCCAATTCTAATTGGAAACCCAGAGGTGAAAGATAGTTTCTGTTTGTTAGTTGCTCTTTATACCATTCAGAGGCCACGGTCAACTTCCCAAGCTATACTTTATTTAGTATACCACCAATATGGTCCTTCTCCTGGACCTCCACTATAATCATCATCGTCATCATCATCCCATGTAACATGGATATTTGGTGGTTTCTTTTTCTTCCAACTATTAACCGCAATAACTGTAGCAATGGATGCAGCAGATACTATAGGTGAAGCGAAGAGTAGTATCTTCTGTAACA